GAGAGGTCCGTTAAGACCCCTCCGATTTTTGTATTAGTCTACTACGTAAAAAGCAGATACTAAAGCTTCGTCTCTAAGTACGTTAGCTCCGTATACGTGCAATCCACGAACTATGTCACCAAACGATGTTGGGTCTCTCAACACTTCAGTTGAAAGAATAGTTTGTGCAGTAGCTGTAGAACTCATGTGTCCTGCAAGTACTTTACCACTAGCATTACTTGTAGCAGCAATGTTATTGGACTTGTACATGTCGAATCCACGTAGTTTTCCAGTTGATACTAAACCATTTCTGATTGAGCCTTGACCTGCGTTGAAATCAACAGATAGAAGTTTAGACCCAGACTGTGACAACTCTTCGTAGAACGAAGGAGGTGCAACAAACCATCTACCTTCTTCAGGTATATTTTGGTCGTCTAGTAATCTAGCCATTCTAGCCATAAGGTCTAGAGCATCAACACCAGTTCCGTCAGAACCTAATAGGTCAACAGAGTTAGTTGCGTGAGCCATAGTAGCGTCAGCAGTAGCACTGTCAGAACCTATTACGTGGTCTGGAGATGATGAAGAAACTCCGGCAAACATCTCAGCTATTACAGCAGCATCATACGCATCTTTCAATGAGTAAGCGGCTGATGAAGTAGCAACCTCTTTGAAGTTGACGTGAGACATATTAGTTTCAATATCATCTACGATGAATTTGAAAGCATTTGCTTGGTCAACTACCAAAGAAAGCTCTTGGTCAGTTAGTCTAGTTTCAGTTGTGTCAGAATTTCTTGTATACGCTGATACAGAAATTACTGGCTCTTTAATAATCTTTACAGAATCTCCGAAAGCGGAAATCTCACCGGCATAGTCGGTGTTCGTAATAGCTTCAACTACCGAGGCTTTTCTAAAAAAGTTTAAAACCTTTTTAGAGTAAACCGAAGGTAAAAAGAAACTATTAGTCTGTCCACTTACGGAGTTAGCAAAGTTTGCGTTGGTATCCGTTGAAGGTTCAAAAAATTGAGCCATGATACATTCTCCTTTAAGTTATAGTTATAGTTTATTTTACGATTCTGCCTTCTTGCATAGCTAAACTGATTTCTTGTTCATATCTATCAAATTCATCCATGCTTAGTGCAGCAATCTCCTTTTCTGACCAAATCTTTTCCTGTTTAGGCTCTACACTTGTTGTTTTGGTAGAAACCATATCAGCAGCCGATTGTGTCATTGGTTTAGAAGATGACTCTCTTACTTGAGAAACATCCAATCCTAAATCCCTTTTAAATAAATCAAGGGCTCTAGAAGCTAGGTCTGCATCATCGCTATTACTGTATACCCAATCTTGGATAGACTGTGGTTGCGTTTGTGCCCACCCGTGAAATTCATCGCTGTTTCTGATATTTTCAAAATCAGGATGTTTTTCAACTAACCTTTTTTCTGCATCTTGACGTATTAAATCTTGCTCACGTTCTTGGAGTTTGCTAAGACGTTCTTCTAGAACTTTTGCCTTAGTCTCCGATTGCATATGGGCAACAGTCTCTACGACTTCATACACATCAGGATATTCTTTCTTAAATTGTTCTAACTCATCTTCAGTTTTAGGAGCTTTGTATTCAGTTCTATTTTTAGTAGCTTCATCCAATAACTCTTGTTCTCGACTTTTGAACTCATTAAGTTTACTATCATAATGTTTTTTTAAATCATCATAGCGTTTTTTATAGTCGGGTTTCTTATAAGGTTTATCCTCTGAAACTGCTTCGACTTCTTCTACATCTTCTACTTCAGATTTCTCTGTAGCTTCAGCGTAAAATAAACTTTCTGATGAAACAAAAGGTTTATCGTCTCCTTTATGCCAAGCTTTGTTTTTATTATAAGGATTAGCTTGAACTTCTTCCTCTTGTACGACTTGTTCAGTCATTTTCTTTTCTCCTACTCAGGGCTTCGTTTAACAAGGTAGCTGCGTGTGCACTTGCAGGGCTTGTCTTGTAAAGGTAGCCTTTCGGTTATTATTGTGATAAAGTGCCTATGCCTAGGGTAGCTCTATCGGTTGTTAGCTCCTTACGTATGGTCTAGTAGAAAGCATAGATTTTTTAAGTTCATCATCAACTAGTTCCGATTGCTCTTGCATTCCTGCACGAGCTCCAACAGTTTCTTTCTGAACTCTTATATCCTGTTGTTGCGGTTTTTCAACCGGCATTGTAACAGTTTCTTCTTCTTCTATTAGCCCACCATCTTGAGCTTGTTGTCTTTCATCTGCTTCACGTTCTGCTTCTCTCATCATTGACATTAAATTGTCAGCTCCAAGTTCTTCAGTTGCTTTAGCAGTAAAGACAAACTCACCATCCGATAACCTTGCCGGTATCGAATCGGACCTACCAGTTCCCGGACCTTCTACAGTCCCAGAACCAGTAAATTCTGTTGCACTCTCGACTACTTGGTCAAAAAGTTCACTTAGCTTAGCGTCTTTTTCGAGAGCGTTTAATAAATAATTCGTATCTTCGTCTGACAATGTTTCTTCTACAACATAGTCAACATAATCTTCTTCCATTTCTTCGTCAGGAAGCATAGGTTCTTCTTGAACCTCTTCAACTCCTCCGAGCATCATTTCCATTTGAGTGTCTACGTCACCCCCTTCTTGAAATACCCCTCTTCCTTTTAGCACATCGGCTTGAGTAATTTTCCCATCACCTGTTAAATCTGTTAATTTTTTCTTAGCCATATTAATCTTCTCTTCTATTCAGGGCTTCCTTGACCTGTTCCTCCAACTGCTCTAGGTGTACCAGAGAACGTAGTTTCCCCTGCAACCGGAACATTTCCTGTTCCGATGTTGCCACCACCAGTGCCTGTTGGTCCAAGTTCTTGAGGTGATTGAGGTGCTCCTTCAGAGCCTCCCATACCTGCGGGTTGTGGACCACCGGGGTTAGCTTCTTCGCCTGCTGTTTGGTTAGCATTTTGCATTCCTATTATTTGTGCCATGATAGCTGCTTCTTCAGGGTCATTGAGTATTTCATCAGGGTCTAAGTCTAAGCTATAGGCTAATTCACTTACGAGTTTAGAAATTTTAACAAAAGGAGCAATAGCCGGACTTTGTGCAGTCTGTAAGAACATAGTCAGCCTTTGGCTTCGTACTTCTTTTTGCATCAAGCTATTTGTTCCTGTAGCTCTAACTTCTAAATCACCTTTAACATCAAGACCACCTTCAAAAAATTGCATGTTCCATTGAAAATACGATTCTCCTAAAGGCTTTAATAAAAAGTCATCAAGATTCTTTATTACAGTCTTTATGTTTAAACTAGAAGCCCCTAACAACATGGACATGCCGGAAGCAGTCCTTGTCATACTTTGAACACCTGTTTGCCCGTGAGAGTAACTCGGTATGCCTGTTTGTTCGTCTGCAAGTTGTCTAAACTTGTCAAACATCATCATGTTTTCTGGAGCAGTGTTAGGAAACTTCAAGCCATATATTGATTGTCCGGGCATTCCTGCTTGTCTTCTAAAGACTTTTCCCGGATAGACTTCCATTGACTGCCCACCGACTAAAGCAGATTCGTCTACGTCAAAAACAAGAGAGCCTGCTAAAGCTAAGTTATCAATAGCCATTCTAGCGTGACCATTCATAATTTGTTGAGAATCATCCATATTCTCTGCGACTCCAATACCAAAAAAGTTATATGGATTTCTTTCGTATGGGAATGCATTATAAGGTATGCGATATGGAGTAAATGGATTAATAACTGCTCGTAACAATTTGTCTCCACATACCCATGCATTAATCTGTACTTCGTCTAGGTCATCAACAGAATCATCTAAATCTATTCCGACCTCTCTAGCATATTCAGCATCCATAATGCCCCAATATTCTAAAACTTCAAAGTTTGTTCCGTAGTCATCTTCTCTAGAGTCGTCTTTAAGTTGACTTTCAAAATCTTTTTCTACGTAGTTAGCTCCCATTTGGATACAACTACGTATTGCTTCTTCGTCAAAGTAAGGCATGTTTCTTAGTTGCCTTAATTGACTTTTGTTCATTTTGTGTCTATGAATTACATATTCACATTCTTCTACATTTGTAGCTGCAGGGTCTGGGTAAAAATCCCAACAACTAACAAACTCAATACGTGGTACTCTAACCTGTAAAGGATTATAGTTTCTCTCGCCCCCTTCATTTGACCATTGATGTAACTTTTTGTTAAAGTTAAATGGTCCTTTAACGATGCCTGTTCCTAATAAAGCTGCTTCAAGTAAAGCATTTCTTATTTCCGAAGAACCGTTTGATTCTTCTATTTGGTCATGGATTAATTTTTCCATTCGCCTTGCAGCTTTTTCTGCAGGGCTTATTTCAGGGATTTCAGGAATAGCACTAAAGCCATCTGCTAACATCTCGTTCGCTTTTTGTTCAATGCTTTCTATTTTTGGAAACGTAGCACCTGCAGGTAATGTACGACCATCTCCTTCGTATCCTACATCGAATGGGTCACCTACAACATTACCTAAATTATCTTCGTTTATTTCTAAACTCGGTGTAGGATTTTGTGGGTCGAGGTGTGCATTTTCCTTTTCGCCCTCGGGTAGCTTTGTTTCTGCTATACCTATAGGAAACTTACCGGTTCCAAATATAACATCAACTAATTGTCCAAAAGCAGCTAGTACTTTTGTTTTAGTTATTTTAACAAAGACTCTAGATTTTTCTGAGTCTCTAAATTTGACTGATTTTTTGTAGAGCCCTCTGTAGTTTTCGTAAGCTCTTAACCATCTTCTTTCGTCAGTTTCTCTAGCATCTTCTGCTTTAGCATACCGACTATTGATAATACCTACTAAGTTTAATTTCTGGTCAAACTCTAAGTCTAAAGTTTTTCCTGATTCTCCTTCAACATCTACGTAGATATTGTCAGAGTTTAAAAATGTATTCTCTTCTGCCATACTTAGTATCCAAAGTCTGAATCAGCAGGTTTAAAGATTTCTCTTTTAAAACCGCGTAAACGCTCCAATGGATTCTCCATTCGAGGTCGACTCATTATCATATAACGCAATGCATCATATGCGTGGTCTGAAGCGTGAGTATCCACATCTTCAGGGTTAGTTTTGGACAGAGGAATACTTTGTAATTCTCTTATCAAGTTAGGACACGTATTAAATATCTGTAACTTCGGTCTGCCACTTTCTCTTGTTTTTAAATATTCGTGTATTTGTATTTTACCTTGCACTCTGTTTTTATCTGCTCTTCTTAGCTTATGTCCGGCTCTAAGTAATGCTTCACCTACAGTTGGACCAGTCGTGCCTGTATTTGCCCATGCTGCGGTATCCAATACACCATTTACGGAGAAAGGGTCTTCTATCTCCATATCGGTTATTATAGCCCCTAATTCCTCACCTGTCAAGCCTTTTCGATACAATTCGCGATAAATAATCAAAGTATTATCATTTAAATCAATAATTCCCCATAAACAACAACTTTCTGAGGCATAACCATAGTCAATTCCTTTAACTCTTTCCCAAGCTATCGGTAACTCAAATGGAGTAATTACATGCATTGTAGGGTCAAATTCTACAAATGCAGCTCCTTCTGCTACATCCCAATTACCCTCTAAGAGTTGTTTACGTTGTAAGGGTGGTAAAGATTTTAGCATCTGCTCATAGATACCATCCTTTGCTAAGTATGGATTGTCTACTAGCTTTGCCGGAATAAACTTTCGTGTTAGACCATCAGAACCTAAAAAGCTTTGATTAGATTCGTTAGGTTCTATGTAACGCTTTTTAACCCAATGAGAACCAACACCTCCGGGGTTTGCAGTACAACGTAAATAAGTTTTAATACTAGAGTCTGTAGTTCTTAAACGAGAGGCTAAGTAGTTCCATGAAAACTCTGTAGGTAGGTGTGTAATTTCATCGAAGCCTATCCAACTATATGCTTGTCCTTGATAACGATATACGTCTGCGTCTCTTTCTAGGAAGCCGAACTCTACTTTCGCTCCTGAAGGAAAGTTCCAAAGCTTTTCAACCTCTCTAAACTTAGCACCGGGAAAAGCTTGAGGATAAAGCTCACGAGACTTGTCAATCATTTCTCTAAGCTCTGGCATAGA